ACATACAACATTACTTGCCCACAAGGGGCAACCTTTGATAAGACATTCACTATCAGCATTAGTGGGACACCTAAAAATTTGACTGGCTATACAGCAGCTATGCAAGTTCGTGAAACCTATGATTCAACTTCAACTATTTTGTCTTTGACTTCTGGCACAGGCATTACTTTAGGTGGAACTGCTGGAACTATCGCTCTTCTGGTCTCTTCTACTGCTACAGCATCTCTTACTGAAGGCTTTTATCAGTATGACCTTGAGATTACTTCGGGTGGTGGAGTTACAGACCGCTTGCTACAAGGCAAGTTTGTGGTCACACCACAGGTGACAAGATGACAGATGTTTCAGTAACAGTCATTGAAAGTAACCCATCTATTACTGTTTCAGATGGTGATGTGACTATTGATGTGATTGAATCTTCTGTTTTAGTAAATACAGACAATAGCATTTTGCAAGCAGTAAGTTTTGATGCTGTAGCAGCTAACATTCTTCCAGCACAAACTGGAACATATAGTTTAGGTTCTTCTTCCAGGCGTTGGTCAGATGCTCATTTATCAAATGTTGTTTTTAATGATTCAACTACTCAAACAACAGCAATGCAGTCTGGTGCTTCAACAAGTTACACACCTTTATTTCAAGATGGTGGAACTTATAGTGCAACTCAAAATGGTGCTTCAGGATCATACATAAAAAATGGAAAACTATGTTATTTCAATGTTTTTTTAAATTTTACTTATGTAACTAATTTTGGAACAACACAATACAGTATTACTTTACCTTTTACATCATCACAAGAAGTTGTTTTTCGTAATGGAACTTACCATGATGCTTCAGCAAATAATACCTATCATTTGACTGGTCATGTTAACGCTAATTCAGATGTTATGACTTTGTTTTATACCACTTCTGGGCAAGACCAAATTTTTGACCATAATTCACCTGTAACTATGGCTACTGCTGATTCACTACATTTATCTGGAATGTTTGAGACAACATAATGGCTATCTCTTATCCTTCTAATCCTGTTTCGGGCGATACTTTTACTGATGAGGGTATTACTTACACTTGGTCTGGTGTTTCTTGGGTTTATTCTGTAACTAATACTCCTAGTGGCAATCAAGGCCCACAGGGTGAAACTGGTGCTACTGGCCCTGAAGGCCCTCAAGGCCCTCAAGGTGATACAGGTGTTGTTACAGCTACTGCTCCAATCACTTATGATTCAGGCACACAAACTGTAGCCATAGATCAAGCAGGTATAACTTTAGCTCAGGCTCAGGTTACAGGATTAAGCACGTCATTAACTGGTAAAGCAAACATTTCAGGCGGTAATGCTTTTACAGGATCTCAAACTATTACAGGAACGGGTGCTGCAAATAAGCCACTTATAGTCAAGGGTGCTACTTCTCAAACAGCTAATTTGCAGGACTGGCAAAACTCAGCTGCCACAACACTAGCAAAAGTTGATTCGTTTGGTAGAGCAACTTTTCCAGGTATAACTTCAACAACGTATCAAGATACTGCTTTAACAATTAATAACGTGGATGCAAGAGGAATTGTTATCAACAGCGAAATTGATGGCGAATACTATTCAAGTTATGACATTATTCAAGCCAATGTTTACGGTACAAGAACGTTTGCTATTGACTCAGCTGGTAACGCTTTCTTTGGTGGCGGTCAGGGAGTTCAAACTAATGCAGTAGCCAGCCCTACAACATATCTAAGTTTGACTTCAAGTAGCAATTCTGGAATAAACATTGATAATGCTGCAACTGTTGGTTTAAATAATGGTGGGAATGTTTCTTTCTTTCCCTATACTTCAACAAATTATCAAAGCGGAAACCGAATCCTATTTATAGGTAATAGGCTTACAGAACCTACAGGTAGCCCAGTTAGCGGTGGTTTCATGTATGTTGATGCTGGTGCTTTAAAGTATCGTGGCACATCTGGTTCTGCTGCAACTATTGTTAATGCTAATGGAACTCAGACTGCACCTTCAGCCGCCATTAGAGTTGCCGCTAACCGTACAACGACTGCTGGTGGTTCTGCTCTAGCAGCTAACGCACAAGAAACGGCAGTAACAGTCACTTATCCATCTAGCAGATTTACTACTACTCCATCTGTGGTGGCTGCTACAAGCTCAGTTAGATATGTGGCTGCGATTACCTCATCTTCTTCAACAGGTTTTACTATGATTGTCAGAAACGTATCTGACGGAACAGGAACGACCTACACATGGAACTATCAGGCTATAGAAATTGTCGCTGGAATGGGTAACTAATGATAATTATTTTGACTTGTGAAACTGAAGGATGCCTTAATGCAAACATAGGTATTCCGTTTGAAGATCCAGCAGAGAGATGTATTTGTGGTGTCTGTATGAATGAGATAACCAATAAGGTGGAGCAATAATGCCAACATACAAGCCAACACAGGGAATGAAAACTAATGCTGCTAGGGCTTTACGCTGGAAGAAGGAAGGCAAGGCTACTGGTGCTGGTACTCCTGTTGGTTGGGGCAGGGCTACAGACATTGTTGCTGGCAGAGAGATGTCTTTGAGCGTGGTCAAGCGAATGTACTCGTTTTTCTCTAGACATGAAGTAGATAAAAAAGGCAAGGATTTCTACAACACAGACAACCCTAGTAATGGCAGAATAATGTGGGATGCGTGGGGCGGAGATGCTGGCTTTACTTGGTCTAGTGGTATTGTAGATAGAGAATCAGATGAACAAAGGAATTTGATGAGTGATGTAGTTTTACGGGCTAATAGTAGAGCCGAAAAGATTATGGCAAGTTTGCGTAGAATCAACGGATTGAAGCCTGAGCCTGAAACTCGTGTTTCTAATGCGGAGTTTGAGATCCGTGCTGTTGGAGACAAGCTAACTTTCTCTGGTTATGCAGCTGTGTTCAATAGCGACAGCGAGCCACTACCTTTTACTGAGCGTATCGCTCCAGGTGCTTTTAAGCGTTCTCTTCAGTCTCGCAATGATGTGAAGTTGCTTTGGAATCACGATTCAGGTGAACCGTTAGCTTCTACTCGTTCTGGCACTATGCGTTTGTTTGAGGACTCTAAGGGTTTGCGTGTTGAAGCCGAACTAGCACCTACCACAAGGGGCAGAGATTTGAGTATACTTATGGAGCGAGGAGACATTGATAAGATGTCTTTTGGTTTCAATGTCCAGTCCGATTCTTGGTCTCCTGACGGTAGCGTTAGAACTTTAGAATCCGTAAGATTGCTAGAGGTAAGTATCGTGACGTTCCCAGCTTATACTTCAAGTGTTGCCCAAGTACGTTCCCTAGATCAAATTGATGTAGAGAAACTATCTGATGCTCTTCTAGCGTTAGAGACAAACGATTCTCTCACTCCAGATCAAGCAGGTTTGCTAGAAAACGTTATCAAGCAGATGACTAAGGGTGAGAAGGCTGAAGAGCCTATAGTTGAAGAAGCAGAACAGGTTGAGGAAGTTGAACTTTCACCTGAAGTAAATCTGCTAGTATTGAAACAGTTGAAACACGAACTTGAAGGAAAGATGCTCTAATGGCCACTAAAGAACAGATTATTGCAGCTATACTAGAAACCGCTGGCAACCCTGCTGTCGGTGAGATCAAAGATTTAGCAGAAGCGTTTGCTGATGCGGTTGTTGCTATTGACACTCCAGCCAAAGAGGTTAGAGTTGTTGAGGTAAAAGAGACTCGCTAGTTATTCCCTTTTCTAGCGACCCCCCGCCAGGTTAATCCCTTTTCTTGGTGGGGTTTTCTTTTAAGCGTTATTTTCTACTACTAAACTTAAGTTAGTAGTTGAGTGTCAGCACCGCTACGTCTGTTGAGTGTCAGCACCGCAGGTATCCCTTATCAATTTATCTATAGGAGACTTCCATGTCTGATTTTATTAAAATCCAGCAAGAAGCCCGTAAGTCAGCATACGAGCAAGCTAAGGCTTTGCTTGACAATGCAGCATCTGAAAAGCGTGATCTTTCAGGTGAGGAAACTCAGACTTACGAGCGTATTATGGCTGACATTGACGAAAGAGCAAAGCTCATTGACTCAATCAAAGCAACCGCAGAGCGTGAAGAAAGAGCTGCTGAAGCGGCTTCTGCTTTCACTCCATCAAACGACACTCGTTCAACTGATGCAGATATCCTTCGTTCAATCGCTTTGGGCGAGCGTAGAGGACACGAATTCAACAAGGCCGAGAAGCGTACCCTAGTTGGTTCAAGCAACACAGTTCCACAGTCTTTCTATGACCAGGTATTCCAGGTTGCAAGACTTGTTGGCCCTATGTTGACAACCTCACAGATCTTCAACACAACATCTGGTGAGAACCTAACTATTCCAACCCTAACTGCTCGCTCAACTGCTGCTATCGCTACTGCGACTGCTGCTATTGGTGCAAGCGACCCAACATTCAGCTCAATCACTCTTGGTGCATACAAGTATTCATTCCTTGTAGGCGTTGCTAACGAACTGATTGCTGATGCTGGTTTTGACCTAACTTCTCTAATTGCAGAGCAAGCAGGTAACGAAATCGGTTACAGAGTGAACAACGCTCTAACTGTAGGTACTGGAACTGTTGAGCCAACTGGTTTGGCTAACGTTGCAGGATCAGCGGTTTTGGGTGGAACTGGTGTGTCAGGTGCTTTCACTTACGACAACCTAGTTGACCTTGTTTACAGCCTAGATGGTTCTGCTCGTCAGCTTCCAGGTGTTGGATTCCAGATGTCAGCAACTGCTTTGGCTAACGTTCGTAAGCTAAAGGATGGTGCAGGTAACTACATCTTCGTTCCAGGAACTGCTGGCCAGCCAGACCAGATCCTTGGATACAGCATTTACGAGAACCCTGCTGTTGCAGCTGTTGGAACTGGTAACAAGTCTGTACTGTTCGGTCACCTACCTTCATACAAGGTTCGTATCGCTGGCGGTATTGACATTGCACAGTCACCTGACTATGCGTTCAACCAGGATGTAACAACTTTCCGTGTGAAGATGCGTGTGGATGGTAACCTAACCCACGCAAGCCACGTCAAGTACTTCAAGGGTGCAGCAAGCTAATCCCCTGAGTTAAACTGAAAGCCCCTCTAGTGTGCGTAGGCACTAGGGGGGTTTTCTTATGCTAGTCTAGTTGAACCTACGAAAAAAAGGAAATTAAATGGGAAAATTAAAGGGCGTTGTATCTGTCCTATCTAACAGTCCGTATCTACCAACTGGTTATGGTGTTCAAGCAGGTTATCTTGTTGATCGGTTGAAGCGTAGTGGCGTTGACGTTGCTGCTTTATCTAACTTTGGTTTAGAGGGAACTAACAGCACTCTACAAACCCCTTATGGTGAGATACCTCATTATGCTCGTGGCTTTGAAGGCTACAGCAATGATGTTATTGCTATGCATCATGCACATCACACGGCTCAGGCCGCTAAGGGGTCTAAAACAGCTTTAAATGACGTGCTACTGACCTTGTATGACGTATGGGTATTCAAGGGCAAAGCTTTTGATAATGTTCGTCAAATCGTTTCTTGGACTCCACTAGACCACATCACTATTCCACCTTCTGTGTTGGCGTGGTTGAAAAGATCTAACGTGCTACCTATCGCTATGAGTCCGCATGGTGTCCGTCAGATGAAAGAAGCTGGCTTGGAGTGCGAGTATGTTCCTCACTCTGTAGATACTAAGGTTATGAAGCCTACCGCTACTGTAAATGGTGTGGCTACCCGAAAGTTTATGGGTGTCGGTGAAGATGACTTTATTGTTGGTATGAACGCAGCTAATAAGGCTGGTGGTTTGATTCACCGTAAAGCATTTGCTGAGAACCTTATGGCTTTCAGTATTTTTGCTAAGGATAAGCCTGATGCGAAACTGTATTTACACACAGACCCTTTCGGTGCTGCTGGTGGCTGGAATCTGTTTACCTTATGTGAATCGCTAAGCATCAACCCTGAGCAAGTGTTCTTCCCAGACATTGCTGACTACCGCTACGGCATTAGTCAAGAAGTGTTAGCTGCTTTTTATACTGCAATGGATGTAATGCTTACCCCATCTTTCGGTGAAGGATTTGGTGTTCCAACTATTGAAGCACAGGCCTGTGGGACAAGGGTGATCGGTTCTAACTGGGCAGCAACGCCAGACCTAGTATCTGAGGACTCTTGGCTTGTAGATGGTCAACCAGCTTGGGATGCAGGTCAGAACGCTTGGTGGCAGACACCATCAATCCCGTCAATCGTAAACGCTTTAGAAGAAGCGTACAAGGTTCGTGGCACACGCTCACAGAAGAGCATAGACTTCGTAAAGCAGTTTGATGTGGAAACTGTGTGGGCTGAATACTGGCTACCTTTGTGGAAGAAACTTCTGGGATGATCCCCGTCTTAGGTTTCCTAACATTAAAGCGTTTTGACTTAGCGGACAGGCTACTGGCAAGTATTGACTATCCTGTGGAAGATCTAGTTATTGTAGATAACTCTGGCAAGCAGGAATACAACCCTGTCAAACCTGAATTGGTTAAGCGTATG